CTTCACCAGCAGAAAAAAACAAAAATAAAAAAAAAAAAAAAAAGATCGCGGCCGGCCATCGGATGCAGCGCGGCGATGACGCCTACCTTTCTCTTCGTAGTCCGGATCGGAATGCTTGATGGCAGAGAACTTCTGCAGGAAATCGGCGGCATCAAGTTGCTGCTCGATCTCACTCTGCAAAGTCGCCCGCGTCTTCACGGCGGTCGCAGCTGCACTCGCCTGCTGGCTCGCCAGTTGGAGTTCGGCGATGCTCTGCTGGTGCCGCTTGTGCTCCTCGTCGAAGCTGAGCCGGCGATCTGCAATCGCGAGGTTCGCCGTCTGCTGAAACTCCTTGCTGCCCGGCTTCCCGACAACAGCCATGCGCGGAGCCGCGGACGCAATTCGAGCGACTACGCTCGGCGGTATTTCACTTCATCCTCTTCGGTTTTGAGATCACCAGCAGCCATAATTATCGAGTCCTCCGTCGGCGACGAGTCATGATGTTGCCTGCGCAGCGGCAGCTGATCTTCATCCAAGTCTTCAGCACTCAGGCCGAGACTCTTGGCGGTTTCTTCCTTGGCATGCTCCGCTGCAGCGAGGTTCTTCGCAACCAATTTCCCGTGTTTCTCAGCAGCAAGGCGTTCAGGCAGACTCAGCAGGCCAGCGGGCCCCACTGTGACATGGTCTGTGCGTTCATTCCTCGTTCGAGATCGCCGATTTGATACGCTGGACGGCCGGCGACAATCGGTGCCGATGGTTTGTCAGCATCCACCATCGAAGCCGGCTTACGGTAGGTGCTGGTCGTGCCGTCCTTGTTCTTCACGTCATACGTTTCGATGCGCGCGGTCGACGCAGGCAGAGCGCCCGGCTGAGTGAAGGCATTCTGCACGGTGTCTCGGGTGCGAGCGGTGTCGATGCCGAGTTGTTTGGCTCGATCGAACAGGTTGCCGCTCCCATTGCCGCCGCCGTTGGCCGCCTGCACAATCGGGATGCTGCCGTTCACAGGCTTGCTTCGAGATGAGCCGTCCGCGCATCGAGCACGTTTCTTCGCGTCGATCGCAGAGTTACCCGTCTTCGGCAAGGTCATATCCAGAGCGGTCAGGCTCGTCGGATCAGTTGTGCCGTTGATGCGCTGCAGGGTCGCCATCGCGCGAGCCGTGTATTCGGAGGCCACGGAGTCAGGCGTGCGCATCGGGACTTTGGTTTCCTCGTCTCGGGTTTGAAAAGTTTCGAGAGGATGTTGTCCGCCATTACATCGGGCTCCGGAAGTTAGGCGTCGTGCCGCCAACGTAGACCATCCGCAAGCGGGGAGAGTCGTGCGCGCGTTCATGTCGCCGAGTTCTCGTTGAGAACCTTGAACCGCCTATCCCAGTAGGCGTTGGCCGCGGCGTGATCGTTCTCGTGTTCGTATTGCAGCGCGTCCATCGCGAGTTCGAGCGCGCTGATATTCGAGAACGGCAGCACGTCCTGTCGCTGGTGAACTCGATGTGGCGGAGTTTGGCGAGGGCGACGACTGCTTCGTTCGCAGAACACCGCAAAGTGTCCATTAGGTAACGGCGGTAGAACGGCTCTTCTTCATTCGGCGACATGATCGCCAGCGGTGTCACCGTGCCGTTAGTTGCGTGATGAACGAGCGTGGCGGACGTCGAAGTCTGCTCTTTCGGATGCGGTCGATGTGAACGAAGTTGTTGGGCGCGAAGCCTTTAGTCGTGAAGTGCTGCTCGACCGGCAGACCCATGTTGTCAGTGCCGAAGATCGACAGAGGGAAGTCGCCAGTGCTCGGATAATCGTAGACCAACACGCCCGCCATCGGGAGATCGCGGATCGTCGCGTGACCGTCGCCGAGATCGCGCACAGTGTTCATCGAGAAACTGGAGGCGTCGCCGCTGTGGCCCGGAAGGAACTCGAACCAGTGGTTCGTGATGTCGAACACCTTACCACCCTGCTTCACGCCTTCGATTGTACGGTAGTGGCGGGGGCAACGTCAGCTGACCATACGGCGCGGCGAGTGCCAGTCGATGCATCGAGCCCGCGTATTTGCCGGACGTCATCAACCGCTCGCAGGCACGGTTGAGCCGATACTCCAGCTTGTCGACTGGAGCTTTCCCTTTCAGGGCTTCTTGGCTTTGAGAAGGTCAGGCGCATCTGAGGTGGCAGTCTAAGGGAATCCGTCATATCGGCAAGACGCTTTTAGAGATCCTGGTTCGCGCGGCGGTGGACCGCGTGTCACCCCAATCAAGCCTTGCCGTTGTGTTTTGGATGACTGTCGCGTCGGCCGCGAATGCCTTTTCCATCGGTCTGCCACGTCGCCTTTTGGTTCCGCCAGCGCCTCAAGATCAGCAGCCATGTCGTTCGTGTCAGCCATAGATTATGCGTTGAAGGGTTGGGCGAGATACACCGCGTCCGGACGTAGACTCCGAAGCGCCACTTTTCGACGTGACCTGCGCCAGCACTGGTGCGCCAGGCACGATGATCGTTGGATTGCTTGCAGGCACGACGACTGAGAACGTCGCCTTCGCCGTGACTGCTGCGTTGATCGCACCCGACTGCTGCTCGACGAACCGGCGTAAACCGTGTTGATCGAGAGGCCGTTCGTCAGGACGTCAGAAATATCCAGCGCATGCGAGCTTGTTCCGCCGGACGAACCACCACCAACCTGCGCTGGAGGAGGATTATACGAACCTGCGTAACGAGTCGGCTTGCCCTCAAAGTCATAGCCGATGATGTCACCGATTTGAGCCGGTTGACCTGTGGCGAGATTGATCGGCGGCGTCGTGTTGTAGGTGTGACCACCAACAGTCGACTTGTTGTTCGCACCAATGAGGATCGCCGTGCCAGAAGAAGGGCGAATAATCGTTGGTTCGATCAACGCAGTGGCAGCCTCAACCGCGGCGAGGTTGAAGAAGAACTGACGTTCGACCCGACCGATCGCAGCGCCACGGAACCCACTCAACTTCGTCACAACGATCTGACCGCTGACCTCAACCGACGCAGTCGCAGTGCCAGTGTAGGGTGCGGTTGTTCGCCTCAAAACTGCGTGCCGCTTGAATATCCCACAGAGGATAGATACCAGTGAGCCGACTTGGGAACGAAACGTTCTGCGAAGTAGCCCAGCTTTCCGGAGCAGGCAGACTCGTTAGGTCCACCTTCGTCACGATCTGAATCGAACGATAGATGTCGAGAGGGAACGACTCGGCGAAGCCAGCAGCAGAGGCGTGCGGGCAGGCACGATCTTCTTCGTGAGGATGGTGCGAATACCTTCCGTCGGATCGGTGTGTTCCTCGATCAGCGTCGGCCAGCTGGAGCCGAGATGATAGATGCCCGTCGCCGGAGTCGGGATGTTCGCGAGAACCTCGGCGACACTGGTGCCTGCGCCGCCGATCACAAGACCGTGCCGTCCTGCAATAGCTCCGCCGTCGAGTGGTCTTGGAGAACAACTTGAGGGCGAGGAGTGTTGTGGACGAAGGTGTTCGTCGCAGGATCGAAGACACTCGACACCTTCGCCGAAGCGACCGGCCATCCATTACCACCAACGAGAGCGATCTTGCCGTCCGGCCGGATGAAAGCATGGCGAGCATACCGGTCAGGAATATCCAGCGTGTCGATCCGATCCCACGAGTTCGTCAGGTAGTCGTAGACCAGCGGGCCTTGACCCGAGACATTGCGGTAGCCGCCGAAGATCAACACCTTGCCAGTGGGCAGGAGGATCGGGGTGTGAAGGTAATCATACTCGAACGGCAGCGGCAAAGTGTGTTGGGTCCACTCATCGTCAGCTGGGTCGTAGAGGCAATACTGCCCGACGTGAGGCTGCCCTGCAGCCGGGAAGGGCCAAGACCCGAAAGTCACCAGCACCTGACCATTCGGCAAGGTCGTAAAGCGATGTGTGAGCCAGCCGAAAGTGGATCCGAGATCCATCGGAATCTGAGGGGAGACTGACCACGTGCCGGCGACAGGGTCGTAAATCTGGCAGCTGTTCGACTCTCGAAATCCTCGAACGGCCATGATGCGCCCGTCGAGCAGCACCGCGTGATGAGTGTAGGTGCCGGCCAGCTGGGCTGCAGGGGCGCCACCGAATCCGGAAGTCGATGCGGTCGGATCTTCAATGCCGATTCCAGCCATGCTGCCGGTCGCAGTCCACGAGTTAGCCGAAGGATCGTAGATCGCGCAGGTGAGATTTGGTGGGCTCATTTGACCGACAACGTCGGCGGTGCCGCCAAACACCAGCACTCGATCATCCGCCAACCGAACAGAGGCGTGGAACTTGCGAGCCGTCGGCATATCCGCCGCAGGCGACCACACCTTCGTCTCAGGATCATAGAGTTGCGCCTTCGTGCCGGGCCCAGTCAAAAGAACACGGCCGTCGGCAAGCAGCGTCGATGGATGACCGCCGCCATTATTGCTCACCACAACTCCGTCGATCGAGCCGACCTCATGCCATCCCGTGATTCGACCCTCGCAAAGATTCGACTGGCCGCCCACGAACTCGACGATCGGAGGCACGGTGAAAGGGCCGCCGGGCTTCGTCAGGCGAACGCTTTTCACGACGCCGCAATCGCTGCGCGACACCGTCGCGTGAGCACCCGCACCGCCGCCACCCGTCAAGGTGATCGTCGTGTTGTCGTCGAAGCCGGAACCCGGATTGATGAGGTTGATCGCCTTCACACTGCCCGCAGGTTTCAGCAAGACGTTGCCTGTCGCGCCGGAGCCGCCGCCGCCAGTGAAATTCAAGGTCACAACACCGCTGTAGCCAGAGCCAGAGTTGGTCACGGTTACGCCCACAACCTTGCCGGAGGCAGCCAAGGTCGTCGTCGCCGTAGCGCCGGAGCCGCCGCTCACTCCATCCACGATGGTTAGGATCGGAGGTTCGGTGTAGCTGCTGCCGGGGTTCACCACATCCACGCGCTTCACCATTCCAGCCGCAGCCGTGTCGAGCACAGCGACACCGGTCGCGCCGGAGCCTGCGCCGCCCGTGATCGCAACGGTGGCGTTCGTGTAGCCGGTGCCCGGTGTATCGAGAACCAGAGTGTTGATGACGCCCGCGGCCGTCAGCGTCGCTGTTGCGGTTGCGCCAGTGCCGCCCCCGCCCGTCAACGTCACCGTCGGCGGAGTCAGGTAGCCGTGGCCCGCATTGGTGATGGTGATGCCGGTGACGACGTCGCCGGTGAGTTCCGCAACTGCCGTAGCCGTGATCGGATTGTTGCCGGTCGGCGCGCTGACCACAACCGTCGGCGCCGTGGTATAGCCGGAGCCGCCCGCAGCCACCGCGATTGCGTCGACAGAGAAAGAGCGCGTGGCGTGGCCGGTCGCACCGGAGCCGTCGCCATTGACCGCCACAGCAGGATCGCTGGTGTAGCCAGTGCCTTTCGCGGAGAGGGCGAGTGTGCGGATCGGACGACCGATGATCGCCTCGAATTGCGCATTGCCTGCGCTGACTTGGACTTCCGGCGCGGTTAGATAGCCAGAGCCTTCATTCGTCACAGTCGCCGCCGTGAGTCCCTTGGCGATAGTCGCCGTGGCCGTCGCGCCGGAACCGTTACCGACAATGTTGACGGTCGGAGGAGTGGTGTAACCACCGCCACCATCACCCAACTGAACGCCTAGCACGCCGAAGCCGAGGACTGCGATCGCCGTGGCTTCCTGTCCACCGCTGATATGAACAGTCGGAGGTGAAGTGTAGCCGGAGCCGCCGCTGACCAATGTGATCTCGTTGATCGGGAAACCAATGTCGGCATCCGCTTCGGGATCACCCTCGGCGATGAGCACAGTCGTTGGAGGACGCTCGTAACCGGAGCCGCCGCTCGTCACATTGATCGACGCGACGTGACCGTCTGCATCGAGCACAGCTTCCGCGGTCGCCCCGCTGCCCGTTCGCGAGGCAAAACGCACAGCTGGAGGAGAGTCGTAGTCAGCACCAGGATCAGTGACGTTGATCGAAGTCACGACGCCGTTGGTCAGAATGGACTCGGCCTTCGCGCCGCTGCCGCTGCCGGGAACTCGGAACTGGATCGTCGGGGCGAACTGATACCCACTGCCGGGCTGCAGGATTTCAACGCGATCGACGCCGCCGCTGTCGTTCAGGTGAGCGACCGCTTCCGTGCCGCTGCCGCCTCCACCACTGAACTGCACAAGCGGCGGCGCCGCGTAGCCTTCGCCCGGATTGGTCACGGTGATGCCGGTGACAGACTTGATGCCAGCGCCGCCACCACCGCCCGCGAGATCAGTCGGCGCCCACTTGAGGATGCCGTAGAACTCGATCTCACCCACGGCCATGACATTCTTGTCGGTTGGGAGGATGAGACGGAACCAGCGATAACGTTTGCCCGTCACTGGCATGTCGATCTTCGTCCACGCTCCAGCGGTGTAAGCCACCTCGCAACGCTTGATCTGCTCCCACGGAGTTCCGTCGTTGCTGCCTTGAATGTTGAAAACGCGACAACCACTGTTGTAATCGGAGCGGTTCTGATACGACAGCGTCGTCAATTCCAAGTCGCGACCTTCTCCGAGATCGAACCAGATCTCCGAGGTAAAGCGATCAACGAGATACGTGTTCGACGGCGCACGATCCACCATCGAATCGAATGTGCCGAGGGCGAGAGTGTCGTAGGGTGCGCTGATCTCCACCGCGCCGAGCGTGTGAGGATTCGCCCACGTGCCGCCGTTCTTGCGCTGACCGATAGCATAGAAGACGCCGCCGGCATCGCCGTGGTAATTGTAGGTCAACTCGACTTTCGGTTCGATGGTCAACTCACCGTAGAACTCCACTTCGGAGAAGCTGAACATCGGGTAGAGCGTCTTCTCCGGATTGAGCGCCGTGAGATCGCGGGCCACCAACATCAGGAAGCGCCACCCGTTCGTGCTGTTCAACACTCGACCCTGCCACACATCCGTCTGAGGCAATGAGGCGATCCCACCGATGAGGGTCAGGTCGCTGCGATCAGATCGGTTGTAGCCGTAGACCTCATACTTCCTCGCGATGACAGCGTTGGGCAGATTACCGACCGGACCTTTGAGCGTGATGTAGTTCGCCTTGAACGACTTGCCCATGCCCAAATCCCACGCGATCGAGTTGCCGCTACCCGGCCGCGGCATGATGTTGACGCTGTAGGGGTTGGTGTTAGGAACGCCAGACACAGGAGCATCCGTTCGATTGGTGGCGACTGACAACGCTTCCGGCGTGATGTTGCCTGGATAATCTGCATGAGAGACAGGGATGACTTTGACTGGCCCGTTCGGGCGAGTTGGGTTAGCCCACACGCCGCCGTTCGTGCGCTGGCCGATGAAATAGAACAATCCATTCTCATCTCCCGGAGTGACGAGAGCCATCGGGAAAGCACCACCTGGGTCCAACGCTGCTGGCGCGCCGACCGCGTCCGAGACAGACGCCGTGGCCGTTGCACCTGAACCCCTGCCGCCCGAATGGAAGATCACCGCAGGATCGTCAACGTAGGAATCACCGGGATCGGTGATCTCGATGTGAGGACCAGTGCCTTCGCCGCCGCTGTGGAGGCGAGTCACCTTCTTCAACGTCAGACCTTTGCCGATCGCCTTGACCGAGGAGGCCGTAATGTCGAAGCCTTCCTCCACCTTCTGAGGTTTGTCGGAAAGCGTCTTACGGGTCTGCATCGTGCCGCCGAACTCCGAACCGTGCGTCGTGATGCCGCCGAGTTCGTAATCATCGAGACTGGCCGGCAGGGCTGCAGGGTCGCGATCGGTGACCTGACGACGCACGATCTTGTCGTCCACATCTTCCTCCGACACGGCGAGTTCCGTTGGGCCGAGGACCGGCGCCGACGCTTTGCCTGCGAAGGAGTGTGCGTGCGTGCGCGTTGGCACAATGTCTCGAAATTCCTCCGGCACAGGGTCGCTCGTCTCCGCGGTGAATTTGCGGGCGGGGAAAACTTCAAGCACTTCGACCTCAGTCTTGATGGTCGATCCATCACCGACGTTGTCGATGTCGGCTTCGATCAAAGTCGCGCGCGGCGTGATGACCTGATCGCCGTCGATCCACGTCTGCGTAATGGTCGCGACCTGCTTGTCGCGGGTCAGTTTGTAGCTGATGAGCGTAACGCCCGCGAGAGGAAGATACCGGCGAAGGACGTCGACGGTTTTACGGAACGCGGAGTTGGTCGTTTCCTTCCGCATCCAATCGCCTTTGCCGAGCACCGGCGGCTGAGCGGGGCCGTATTCGACCGTGCTAGTGAGCCGGCCGGGCACCGCCACGCGGAAGCGGTAAGGCAGGACAGAGTCCATCAACTCGGCGCTGTAGCTCTGCACCGCAGGCAGGCGCTCATAGATGGTAGTGACGCCGACGAACATCGAATCAAGGACGGGGTCTTCGAGGCGAATGAGTTTGTAGTCGACCATCTTCACGCCGAGATCGGCGAACGCCTTGATCGGGTCGGGCGTGTTGCCGGTCGGTGGGTGAAAGTCCTCGCGCAGATAGACATACGTGCGCGTGACCCGAGGGTAGTCTTTCGACATCCACGGGAACTCGATCGTGAAATTGTAGTCGTCCTGATTCTGCCGGACGTTCAGGTAGAAGTGATCGACCCAGCCGACCTGATCGCTCGGGACAGCCTTCGCGAAAACGAAGCCTTCGTATTTCTCAGCCTCTCGCCCCTGGTAGGGCTCGCCCTTCTTCGGCAGAACGTAACCGCCCTTGCGTGTATCAAGGTGCTCGACGTAGATGCGATCCCGAAGATCAGGCGTCGGATACGTCCTGACGATCGGCTTCGCGGGAACAATCGGATCGTTAGCGGAGGGTGGTTGTGGCATGAGGTGGATCTTCGTCGGGCGGTGGAAGATACCGCGAGTGCCTTACGACGCCACCCTTTTTCTTCTTAGGCTGCCGGTGCTTGCCGTGCCACGGCTTTATTTTGTCACCCATGATTCTTCCTCACATAAGCGAGAGCACGAAGTAGACCCTCTTCTTCATCACCAAAAGCCCCAAGCGCCGTGTTGCACCGGCGACAGAGAAGCCCTCGAACTTTCCCATTCACATGGGAGTGGTCGATGCACGTCGCAGGCCGGCCGCATTCCAGAGCGCACAACCCTTTCTGCTTCTTCCACATCCGAGCATACTCCGCAGGAGTGAGGCCGTATTCTCGCATGATGCGTGTGCGCCAACCCTTTTCTCGATAGAGCCGCGCGCGATACTACTCGGTCCTTCTGCGTGTAAGGACGATTGCGGACCCGCTTAGCGGCCATCTTCAAATGTGATCTTCATACCCATGCGTCGTAAGAAACGCATGATGTCTCGCACGGCCTCACGCACAGCGCAATCCTCAAGATCGAAAAAGCACGCATGAATCCCTTCTTCGAGGACGGTGTCGAGCAATTCCTCCGCGTCCTTCGACGGGAAGATATGCATGGTGCGCGCGTGATAATCGCACTCGCCGAAGTATTGCTGGTCCTTCTCCAGCTTGCCATCATTCTTCGGCCGCTTGAAGAACAAGCGAAACAGCCGGCCGCGAAAGGTGTGAGTCTTAGGGCGTTTCAATGAGCGCGCCTCGGCTTCGCGCCGCCGCACCAGACCGGCTTCGACCGCCGTGCCCTCGCCACACGCGCTTCATCTTCCGCAACTCCAAAGCCATCCCTCGTAATCGCGCTCGACACCAACGGACGGAGGTTCCGCATCTCCAAACGGTTCGCGCCGGTCATGCTCGATCCTCGATTGAACACGAGCGAAACGAGTGCGGCCTGCGCGTTGGGCCTGAGATTCTCGAAACCCATCGAAGGTCTTCTCCGTCAGACGGAAAACTTGGCGACGGACACCTTCTGGAAGATGCCTCACTGACCTGCCACGCGATCAGAATATCACGAACCTCCGCGACACGAGCCTTAGCCTTCGGGCCGGTCACGCCTGCGACATTCGCCAGACGCTGTGGTTGACGTCAGGAAGGGCCGCCAATCGCTCAGGATGACCGCCTTGGAGTTGTAGCCAAGATCGTATCCGACACCCACCGTAACGCCGGAAGCAGCACCAGGCCACGTCGGGCGTGCCAACGACCGGTTGTAGTAACGCTCGCCACCACCAACCTCGAAGTCGAGAATCAGCTGGTAGCCCTTCGGCGAAAGCAGCGGCTGAGGTGGCAAAGCGAATAGCGGCAGCTTCTCTTTCTCGACCAGCAGCGGAGCGCGCGAAGGCTCTGGCGTCGGAGTCGGCGAAGGAATTGGCGTCGGCTCAGCTCGAACGAACCCGGATCGGGGTCCGCGGGGATTACGCCGGGCTCATCCGCAGGCCGCGGAACGCTCGGAAGTGGATCCAAATGGACCTCTTCATACGGAGTGACCGGCGGTGGCGGAGCCATCACCGGCTTCGTATCGCAACCCTGCAGCCACGCAGCCAGCAGCGCCGCTACGAGAATACGAATCGCATGCCTTAGTGCGTCAGCAGATAGGTGAAGATGATCGCGAAGGCGACCTTGGTGGCTGACTGGATCATGTGCGTCCGCGGGTTTCGCGATCGCCTCTTCCTTCGTCATCCAGAAACTCGTCTGCTCCTCGTGACCGAGAGGAGGAAGATGACAAGAATCGCGGCGACAAAGCGGCCGGCCATATCCACGATGAAGTCCGCGTTCTCCGTCGGCTGGCGGCCGGTGAGGAAGTAAACGAACTTCGCAGCGAAGATGATCGAGAGCAGGGCGAGTGGCAAACCAGAAGTAGGCTTCGAGCCAGTCACGCAAATGCTTCACCACCGCCTTAATGCCGGTTGCGGGCGGCGGGGTTTCAACATGAGCTTGAGACTGAACGACTTCGGGGAGGGATGGATTATCGGGCATGGGGTTCCTTTCGCTTAAACAGCCGCCGCACGGCGGCAACGGGACTCGTAAAATAGGGCGGGCCAGAGGGACTGCAAACCAAAGAATCGCGGCGAGCACAAGCAGGACAGCCGCAGCGATCAGCGTGTGTTTGAACAGCATGCCGAAGCCGAACAGGATCGCGCCAACGCCGAACCACCGCATGCACTTGTCATAGACCGGCTTCATCTTGGCGACTGCATTCGCCATCGTCTGCTCGTTCTTGTGTGCGGTGTCGATCTGCTTCGAGAGCGTGAGCGCCTTCTCGTAGGTCACAGTGGCGTGGCCCCACGCGTCCGCGGCGTTCTGCTCGGCCTGCACCGCACGCTCATCGGCGAGAGCAAGCTTCGCCTGTGCGTCAGCGTATTCACGCTTCGCCTCTCGCAAATCCGTCAGAGCCTTCTGCACGACCTTCCGCTCTTTCGGCGTAAGGGCGTAGGCAGGCGTGGCTGCCAACGTTAGGGCTAGGAGGATGGAGAGGATTTTCACGGAGCTTCGAGAAGGGTTTCAAGCGCCGATTCGACTTCGTCGAGTTCGTGGCGCCGCGCGCGGAGGCTTCCTGCGACTCTTTGATCTTCGCACGGCTGCCCGAAATGCTGGTGCGGGTCTTCGTGATCGACTTCTTCGTCCGCTCGTTGCTCTCCTGGACGGGAGCAATATCAGGCTTAGGCGTGATCTTTGCCGAAGGCGTCTGGCAGCTGACCAAAAAGACGGCCGCTAGCGCCGCGAGTGCGAGTTGTTTCATGCGTCAAGATCTGCGGCTTCTTCACGCGCAGGTCAAGCGGGATAATCCGGCAGTCGTTGGCGTCGAGGAACGGCGCCTCCCAATCCCTCTGGACTCGATTAACGAGCCAGTAGGCCATGATCATGACAATGGCATACGCGGCCACGCACCGTCGCCCAGCTGAAACAGCACCGCGACGACGTAGGTGTAGACCGCGGCGTTGAACCACGTGTGCGACACGAGGATGACTGCCGACGATAGAAGAAATTCTGCAACCCCAACATCCCATGCAGCACATGATCGCACCGAACGCCTTGTGATTGATGAGCCCGAACTCAGAGTAGTGACCCATGTATTTGTGGCCGAGCATGACTGCGAAACCCCACACGAAATCTGTCAGGGCGAAGAACATGTAGACAGGGTCGATCGACGCGTGCTTCAACGCCTGATGGCCGCGCTTGAGCGCGTAGATTACTCTCCTTTCCTTTGGTGCTCATTTCCGCGGATCTCCGAACTGCTTGCGCTCTGCGTCAACGATGTTCGCGCGAGCTTCCCTCGCCTGTCGAAGCTGCTCGCGCAAGTCCTCGCACTCTTTTTCCTTTTCACCGAGCGCACGCTTCAGATCCCAGACCTCTTGGCGAAGGGTCTTGTTGTCCTCGCGAAGCTCGCCGCGATACTTGCTCTCGTCGTCCTTGTCTTCACGACCGTCCTGACGCTTCGCCGTCATGCGAGCGATGATCACCGCAGACACGCTCCACCGATCGCGACGATGATCGCGTTCCACGCTTCCGGAGCAAGCTGAAAGGCTAGGAGGCTCAGGATCATTTCCATTTATGGAGTTGGACCATCACAGTCGCCATCAGCCCGAGGTCCGTCAGGAACAACACAAGCAGAGGGTTACTATAATCGCCGAGTTGAAGGTAGAGTGAGACGCGGAAAAGTGCATGCGCAATCACTCCGAAGGCGAACAAATTTGTGAACCACACTGCCGCCGTGTTCCAATGTTTGAGGCAGACGAGGCGAGAGGTCAGCCCTGTGAGGCCAATCAACACGAGAATCCACGCAGCACAGAGCCGATGCCATCCGGCCAGATCACAAACTGCAGCCCGACGCTAAAGTAACGTGCCGCAATCCACCAGATGAACGCCGTGTAGTGGCGCTCGCAAAATCTTCGATCTGTTGCAAAGCCGTCACGAAGCCTCCGATTCCTCAACCTTACGTTCCAACTCTTTGCGATAAGAGATGTCGCGGATGATGGCGACGAATCGCACCGCGTCGTTTAATTTCGTAGACCGACAGCGTGAGTTCGATCGGGAACCGCTCACCATTCAAACGCAAAGCCTCAACCTCAGTTGGTCGAGGGCGCCCAATGATGTGTTTTTCACCCGTCTCCATGTAACGCTGCAGCCCGAGAACGTGACGATCTCGAAACTCCGCCGGCATCAACTCGGTGATGTTACGACCGAGCAACTCGTTAGCATCAGGCTCGCGGCCTCGTTGAAGAAACCAAAAATCTTGGCAGCTGCAGGATTCGCATACCAGATGTTCGAGTCAGCATCGATCTCGATGAAAGCGTCGGTAGCGGCATCGGCAATGTTTCGGAACCGGCGACTGTTCGCCTGATGCCTGCGAGCGCGCATCACGAAGAAAGGAATCCGTCGATAGTAGACCGAGGCGTAGCCGACGACAACGCACAAGGCGATCACGTTGGTAGCCAGCCCGAAATTCTGGAGATCGAAGGCAGGGTAAAACAGAACGAGGAACGCTCCTGCAAATCGCAGGGCTGCAGTGACGCAGAAGACCTCGAAGGCGAGAGTCACAGGGCGCACCCAACTGAACACCACCGAAGGGTAGCGACTACGACAGAGGATCGTCAGATACAGGAGAGCCACCCATCCGAAGAAGCCGAGCGCCTGTAACGTGGCGTTCAAACCCAACGCGGTAACCTTATCACCAAAGCTCTCCGCCTGCGGTCGCACAGCGAGAAATTTCCAACAGTTCGGGATACATGAGAGATTACTGAGGGTAAAGGAGAACCGCCTTGTTGTTCACGGCGAATCGCGTGTTGTGTCTGTGGCGGCCAAGTCGAGCCGTTTCCCACACCGTCACGCCGCGCGTGCCATCTTCGTTCTGCACGCCAATCGTAACCTCAGCCCACGTCGGGCCGTTGTTCACGTTGAGCAGTTGATCCATCGTCTTGTAGAGGAACGCGATCGCGCCGCCAGAGTTCAAGCGAAGCTGGAAAGTCAGGTGCTCATCCTGATAAGTCGCGCCCATGTCGTGCCAATGAACGACGAATCCCTCGACACCTGGATTGTTGTTGCCGCGCTCGTATTCACCGAGGCTCCGCACATAGACTTGCCGTGCGTCGTGCTGTAAGGGCCGGCGTTGGTCGCATTCACAAGAGGCGAATGAGGAGCACGCGATGGCGCGATGACAGGCCGAAGTCGTTGTAGGGCGCTGTCACAGGAGTCGGAAGTTGACCCCACGGAGCCGCGGTCTTCGTATCCAACCCCAGCTGGATGTAGCGTGGTTCGTAACGATGATGTGGTTGTAAGACTTGCCCATGAACGGAAACGCAAAAGCAGAGGGACGATCACACGTGCGTTGGCAGTGAACATCAAGTCGGTCAGAAGACGACCTCGAACACGTTCACCGGATCAGGCGCGCGAGTCACAACATCAGTCTCAGCCACGTCGCTGCCACGGATAATCCTCGTGGCCGGTCGAAGTCGAAGTCACGAACACGTTGCTATCAGGATCGTCGGGTTGCCGTTGATGACCCAGATGCCATCGTTGTTCTTCTGCATCCAGTTGCCGCCGCTGACGCGCGCATAAAGGAACCATTTCCGCTAGGCGCCTGCGTAGTCGTTGGCGCGAACTGAATCGTATCCCACACCAACGCGTCGCCTGCGCATCAGTCAGCGCGGGAAACTTCGAGATGTCGACGTATTTGCGTTGTTTGAAAGTCGTCGTGGTATCGACGTAGAATGGGTCGTCGCCGCCGCCCGCGGGCGCAGGGAAGTCGACACGCTTGAACCGAATCCACTGCGAAGGGATTGCCGTCAACCTCGTAGTCTGACCGAACTCATCCGGCTCCGACATGACCGGCGGAACGTAGCTGACGGTGCAGATGTAGAGGTAGGTGGCGTCCGTAGGCGATCTGGTCCTTCACGCCTTGGGTGTCAGGCGCAGTCGGTGTTCGACAAATGAAACTCCGCCGCACCTCCACCACCACGCCGCGACAATGGTCTGCCACGCCACGGCGAAGTCCACGCCCGACGTCTTTAACAAGAGCCTGGCCTACGGTGCCGCCTTCCGGCAGACCTTGGAACTCGACCTCCTCCGGAGTGCAGAACTCTTTGACGGCGTTGATCGTCGTCTGCTTGTTCTCACCGTCTTGCACGGTTTCAAGCAATTCGTCGCCGGTCAGCGTGTCAGAAGGTGGGAGTTCGGAAATTTTCTTTGCCATCGCGGTGTCAGGTTACTCCAAGGCTCGCGGTTCGCCAGTCTCAAGAAGGCGAATTTCTCCACCCTCGGTGCGGCGCTGTTCGTAGTTGAGCACCCCGATAACCCTGCGACCCAGCATCCGACCAATCGGATTACGGAGACGCAGGAATGCAGGGATGCGGGGCAGCAACATCATTAGACTCCGAGCAGGTCGCCTTTCAGCGGCGTGTATGTGTGGTCGTCGGCGTCATTGATCTTGCAGTCCCAGTAAAACAGGCGGCCCTCACGCAGCTTGCGCGCGGATTCGCGATCGACCGTAATGTCGAGCAGGCCAAACTCCGCAGGCACCACGATCTCCACACCGGCGATGAGGTTGCCGAAGAACACCGCGCCAGCGTCAGAATCCTCGCGGCTGCGTTTGATGGTGAAGGTGATGTCTTCGATCGGTGTGAGGTCGAACGGCGTGACACCATCTGGCTCAAACACGGCGATGCGAAACTTCGCCGTGTCGCCGATTACGAGTTCGAGTCGATTCGCCATGAGTGGTTATACAGCAAAAAGGGGAGGCAGCAAGCGCCACCTCCCCGTTCGTTAATTGCTCAGATCAGCTTACGCGTCAGGCGCGGTCGGCACGACTGGCTCACCGTCGCAGTCGCGGAACTCCGCCATGTTGCAGCGCAGGTGACGGATCACGAAGCCGAGATCCGGCCGCTCCAGCTTCACGCCGTAGGCGAACAGCGCACGGAAGAATCCGATGTTGCCGTCGATGTTACAGTCGCGATCTGGGATGTTGCGCCACACGAACTCGCCCGCCCAGCTGTAGTTCTGCTGGTAGGTCATGCCGCCAACCGAGGTGTTCGGCCGAGGGATGAGGATCTTCAGCACGTCCGCGTGGTAGACGACCGTCTCTTCGATCGGTGCCGTCTTGTAAGCGGTCGCCACGTCGAACTTCTTACCACGGGTCGCATTGGAGCCGGTGTAAGGGTAGACGCGGGTGCCGTTCATCAGGTAGCGCGGCGGGAACTGCACGGTCTGGAACTTGAAGCCGTGGAATGCACGGCCGCCAAGACCAATCGCGCCGATCATCAGGTCCGCGTTCGCACCGCCGCCAGAGGCAGCCATGTTGAAGTCGTTCCGCGTGTTCGCGTCCTGCCGCTTGAGGCGGTTGAACGTGTAGTTGGAACCGACCGCGGTGTAGACCGGCGTGCCGTCCTCAAGGCGACCCGACGGATTCAGCGTCGCGCCGTTGTAGCCCATCTCCTGATGGATCTCTTCGAGGATGCCCCACGTCAGCGTGGAGGTCGGCGCCACAGCTGGATCGAACTCGGCAGTGATGCCGTCGATACCCGCGGTGATCTTGTTGCCAGCCGCCCGGCGATACTCGTCCTGATAGGTGTTCGACCAGACCCACTTCGAGTTCTCGGCGAGAACACGGGTGACGTTCTTGATCTGGTCCATGACCTGCCACTGGAACTTGAGGTCGTCGAGACAGATGTCCGGCGAGTTCACAGCCGCTTTCTTGAGGCTGACGCTGCGCATCGAGATACCGAAGGAGTCGATGGTGTGCGTGTTCACGGCGCAAGCGCCGGTCGCGGCAGGTTGTTGGAAGCAGTCGGGTCCGTGTCGACGGTCGCGTAGTCCGTGAAGAAGTCAGGGTCAGTGACCGCCTTCGTGATCAGGGAACGCTCGTAGATCGGATACGAATACTGGTAACCATTGCCGTCGAGCCAAGGCTCTTTCGGAATGTTCCGGATGTAGAAATCGCTGTCAGCGATTTGCTTCACGACGTCGTTGCGGACGAGCGCAGCGTGGTCGATGAAAAGGTTTTCGAGTGCGGGACAAGGCATAAATGTAATCTCCTGGGTGCCCATTTGGGCGGGTTCACGCCGGCGATATTCCCCTCGTTATCGAGGCGGCACCGACTCATTCCGATGGAGCAACTCGGCTCTACGCTCCTGAAACTGAACTGACCAGAGGATTATGGCTCCCGCTGCCAACGCCTTATTCCATTCGTGCGTGAGGGAAGGGAGCACAACAGCTTGTGCCTGTCAAGTATTTGACACAAGATTCCTACGAAATTCGTGTCAAAAGAAAGCCCCGCGACCTCTCGATCGCAGGGCTTTCCACGGGGCTCGACTGAGATTACGGCGGGAGAACGCCAGCGAGTTTCGTCTTCGCGACGTCGGCGAAGCTTGCACCCTCTGCGGGCGCGGCCGGAGCCGGCGGCGCAGGAGGAGTGCCGTCGCCAATCGGCGGCGTGCCGCCGCGCAGCTTGTCGATCGTCGCGTTCAACTGCTCCGTCTCAGCGTAAAGCTGGGTGACGAGGTTGAGCACGAGTGGGAAGGTGCCGGCCTTGTAGAAGGTCGCCGCAATGTCGTCGTTCGACATCTTCGTGAGGTCAGTGCCCTTCACGCCCTCGACTGCCGCCTGAACCTTCGCATCCCACTTGGCGTCGCCGGTGGGTTTGAAGATCGGGGCGAACTCCTCGGTCATCTTGTCCAGAGTCGCGTCGAGCGCGCGGGTCCAATCCTGCTGGAACCGAGCCTCAGCTTCGCGAGCGGCCTGCTCACGCTGCTGTTGCATCTCCTGATACTTCTGCGAAGCGGAGCCGAGCATCTGCGCGCGCTTGCCTTCCAGCTGCTCAGTCTCCAAGATCAGCTGATCGAACCGCACCGTGTCGAGACGGTTGAAGTTCTCCGACAGAGCGGACAGCTTGTCGCTTCGCTTCGCCGCATCAGGCTCGGCGAGTGCTGCTTGGAGATCGCTCTCGTTGATCTGGTATTTGCCGGCCAGCTGCTTGAGGCCCGACTTCGCGGCTTCAAGCGGTTGGGTGATCGTCTTCTTGAAGTCCGTGGTGGACTCGATCCGGATGACAGAAAGCTCCTCCTCGTAGGTCTTCACCTGATCGCGGAGAGTCTGGAGTTCCGTCTCGTCGACCTTGGTCGCCTGCTCACGCAGCTGCGTCATCTCCTGCTCCTTCGCTTCCAAAGCAGCGCGAGCATCGGCGAGTTCACCGCGCACGATCTTGAACGCCGTGCCAGCCTGAATCGACATACCAGCTTGCGCCTTGTCGAGATCAGCGTCGGTGACTTTCTTTGGGTCGGGCTCGACCGGAGGCTTGTCGTCGGGCTTCGGGGTTGCCGGCTTCGGGTTGCCGTTCGCGTCCAATTCCACAGGCTTGCCCGTGGCAGGATCAATGTCGCCGGCTTTCAGCGGCGGCTTCGGTGCATTTGGATCCGCCGGCGGAGGAACCGACGGCGAAGGTGCGGCGGGCGGAGCGGCCGGAGGCGGCGTGCCTGGTGCGGGAGGAACCGGTGCCAGATTCGGATCGACGATCGGCGAAGGCACGACAGGCGGAATCACCGGACGAGCGCCGCCGGGCCCAGCTGGAATCGGCTCCGGAGCGACACCGCTTGGGAAAGCTTTGGCGAAGGCCGCGGCCATAGAGGTCGCCGCTTCACCGGGTTGATTGAGGTCGTGAGTCGGTTGAACCACCTGACCCGAAGGGACAGCTGGTGGAGCACCGGATGGCGTTGGAGCAACAGGATCAGGCATGGTTATTCAGCGGAGGTTTGCGCAGGCGGTTTCTGAGTTTCCCACGGCTTCGGCCCCTGCTGCCGCGTTGGTGGGTTCTGCGCCAAGGAGCGCAAATTGGTGAGAGCCTCGAAATATCCGTCGCGCTTGAAGCCCATGTAGGCGCCCCATTCAGTGAGGGTCACGCCGGACGGCATCATCGCGGGAGTGATAGGACGATTGCCGGTGTCCTTCACGATCTCCATCGCGATCAGAAATGTCGGGTTGTTGATCAGTGCCTCAAGTTCCTGTCGAAAGGACGGATGGGCATACCACTGCTCGGTCGAGATTGTTTTGGTCATGTCAGGTTTTTCGCTTCCTCAAGCTGCGACAGATTGGCACGCTCCCGAATGTGCGTCAAATCATTTACGCAACAGGTGCGGGTGCGGGTGCGGGTGCGGGCGCGGGCTCCGCGACGGGCACGGCCGGAGCCGGCATCGGGATCGGCGCGGGCGCAGCTGGAAACGCTGGCGCACCCTGAAGCACTCGCGCTCGATTCGCCTCCGCGCGCAACCGCGCCGCGGAACCAGCGTCAGCCAGCGTTCGCTTCTGAGTCGCCGACTCTTCCATCAGACGCATCTCAAGCTGGTGAGCTTCCTGACGCATGTGCATTTCCAACTGGTGATCGGCGAGCTTCATCTGCATCTGAGGCGAGATCTGCGGACCTTGCGGCTGTTGCTGAGCTTGCTTCGCCATCTGCACGTCGAGCGCCTTCTGCGCCGCGACCACGCGCTGAGACACATTATTGTAGACGCGCGTGAACTCCGCGACCTGATCCTCGTTCAGCTTGTCTGGCTTGAGCCGCTCCATGTGCAAACCGATGTGCTCGATCTTCACCTTGACGCCGTTGAAGATTTGCTCATCGCCTTGACCCTCTTCCATCTTGAGAAGGTCATTCTCGATGTCAGGGAAGTGAACCGAGAGGTGCATGAGATGCTGATCGTTCGGACGCACCGACGCCTGCTGACCGGCCGACATCATCGCGTTCTGCAACTCGGCGATCTCCAAGTCCACCGGCATACGACCACCGACGTCGATCTTCGGCACGTAGCGATCGACCTGACTATAGCCGACACGCTGCGCGAAACGATCGCGGAGCAGGTTGTTCTGACCGACTGGATCGAGCGAACCGTAATACTGCATGAACTCGTCGAGAGCCATGAGGCGAGCGGTGGGCGAGCCGTAGCCGACGGCACGCACAGGCGTAACGCGCTTGGCGCCGAAGATTGCTTCCTCCGGAACGCCGCGCTCGATGCACCGCTTGCGAAATTCGTGAATCTCTTTGCCGCCCGGATCTTTCGCGCGAACGCCCTTGCTCGTGAAGCGGCGCCACACTTCGTTGAGGTGGCGGCCCCACGGCTGGTAGAACAGATTCATGTTCGCGGTCGGGATGACGCTCTCCTTCGTCATATCGCCCTGAACCTCGAACTTCGTCTTCTCCCGCTGCGACGCGTCGCGAGCATTGGTGCTCACATCGCCGCTGGTGTGCCGCAACGACAGAGACATCTCGTCCAGCACCGGCAGAATGTTGTTCGACGGGTTGGCGAGATTCGCGTTCTGAACCTTGAGGTTTGGTGGGAGGTAAGCGGCGCCCGCGTAGAACAGGATCGCCATATCCTCGGCATCCATCTCGGTCGCAGGCTGGAGGAGCAAGCTGCCGCTCAGCTTCGCGTTGTCGACACTCTGACATTTCAGGCTGTTGATGACCTGAATCGCACCGTAAATCTCGTGCGCCAAACCACGCGTGCCGTGCAGCGTGCCGTTCGAGCCAACCTCGTAAGGGAAGAAGTTGAAGCACTCGTTGACGTTGTCGAAACGGTTCTCAGCCTTGAACAAATAGTCCGTGTTGCCGCCGTTCTGCAGGGTGATGTAGTGCGAAATCTTACCGGTGAACTCGCGGACCCACGCATGGGCGATAGCCACCGTCTGCTGCGCGGTGGTCGAAACGAAGAGGTCATTGTTCTTGATGACCTCCTGGAACTTCTCCCACGAGTTGTTGATGTCCTTCTGGTCGGAGGCGTTCATGATTGCCTTCTGAACCTCGTCGATACTCCACCGCGAATCCTTCTCATCGACGTCTTTGATCCACGAATAAAGCTTCGAGACGGTGACATTGCGGAGCACCACGGCGATGTCGCAGTCGTCTTCCGAAAGCGTGGTGGAGCGCGGCACCTTAAAATCGTCGAGGCCGGCGACATCCCAACGCCAATCGACGTCGTCACGGAAGTAGAGAAAGCCGACGCCGTGACTGATAAACTTCTGCACGAGCAGTTGGAAGTTGGCATCGAACTGTTTCCAGTCCTTGAGCGTGCGGTGAAACTCCTCCGACATGATGCCGTTCCAATTCTGCCGCTCGGTCGGTTCGCCGAAGTCAGTCTGCACGAAAGCCAATGTCGGAACGGACTCGGTGAGATCGTAGTAGCCGGCCGCTTCCAGCTTCACCCTCATCTTACCATCACCAAAGTTCAGGTTGCATCGGCCATCCTGACCTGTCTGGCGAAGGTAATCGTCGCTGAACGGCGGCGTGCCGTCGAGCATCTTCTGCACATCGACACGATTCATAGCCGAGCCCTGATCGGACTCGATCATCTTCTTCACTACAGCGTTCAGGCTCGCTACATCTTTGATGCGCGTTTCCGGTGGCTTACCGGTTTTGGAGTCGAGAGTTTGGGTGTCTGCGTCCATCAGCGGTCGAGACTAAGCTGTGCCATTCTGTCGCGCAAGGGACATTATGACGCTCGAAGGTTAGCCGGTGGGCCGCCTTTGCGAGCCTGTCCGAACTTCGCACGGACGTTGCGCCACCCATTCGCGATCGCTCCACCAACCTTTCCGGTATAGGCGATGACTCCAAAATGCAGCCGTTCGCGGCAAAGCGTGAGCATGATGAAGCCCGCATCCGCAATGTCAGGCGAGTTGCCTGTGCGCAACTTCATATCCGCCTTCGACTCCGCGTAGATCTTCTTCTCCGCGCCGGTCGTGCCGTATTTGCGGGCAGTCATCTCCTTCGCCATCTGAGGCGAGATGCCCTTCAACTGACCCTGACGCAGCAGTTCCTTGCCTGAATACCAGATTTCAGTAACGCGATCGAAGTAACGCTCGAAGCCCTTCTGCGGGGAAGTCAGGCTGACGGGGAGTTCCGAGGCTTTCCCACCGAACTTCACGCGCAGCACTTCTCGCGACCAGACCACATCCACCACATCACAGAACGGCGCGCCCGCGCCCGTCGAGTCGATGGCACAGTTGCGGGGAGCAACGCCGGCTTTCTCGCACGCTTCCTTGAGTTTGCGGGCGATCTGGTAGGAGCGGTTCTCCTCGGTGTTGGTCACGTCCTCGATCAATTCAATGAAGTGGTCGAAGTTCAACGTCTTGATGCCCTGCACTGTGACGCCCAGCGTCCCGAAATACAGGATCGTCCGGTCACCACCGTTCGTGAAGCCGGGATCTAGGGCTGCAACTTTCGTGACTGGTGTCGCGTTCCACACCGCCGGCTCGTCGGCCTTGAACTTCACGATGTCGCTCTCGGCGTAGATCAAATCCTCCTGACCGGTCGGGCACATGAAGCCGCGGATCATTCGCCAGAATCGCAACGAGTTCTCGCCGCCTTCCGCCTTCTTCGCGTCCTCGATCTTCTCGATGGTTGGGAGGAAGGGGTAGATGACCTTGCCCGCCAACACGTTCGGCGAACGCATGCCGTCGAAGTGGAGGCCGACGCCGTGCTCGGTTTCCCAGCGATCGCTCTCGACAGTGATCGAAGTCCACCCATCCTTCGGCTTCCACAGCTTTGCGAACGGGTCGTAGTAGGAACCTGGGTTGGCGAGGCCGATGAATTGATACTCAGGGTTCGAGGTCAGGTTACCGCCCGGAAACGCATATTCGAGGATCGACTCCGTCAATTCGCTCAACTCGTCACCGATCACGATGACACGCTGGTTGTGCATACCGATCAACTTACCGACCGCTTCCTTCTCCTGCTTCCGCTCTGCCGCGATCAGCGAGATCGAAGCCTTGTCAGACAGCGGCTGACCATTGACGAGATATTTGATGATGCCGACTGAGTCGACAATCTTGATCGGGAGGTTCGGCACCGCGCGGGCAAAGTCGATGATCGAGCCCCAGATACGTTTGCGTGCTTCCTTGAGCGAAGTCGAAAGCACAACGCCGAGCGTGTTGCGCGCGTCGGAAAGGAAGCTGGTGAAGAGGAAGAGTCCGATCGTCTCCGACTTGGAACTGTTTGCCGCGCCACCGATGCCGAGATACCGCTGCGTGCAGGCTTCCTCGATCATATCCTCAGACCAAGGATTCCGGATGAACAACTTCGTCGTGTTGCGCACAGGATTGTTCTTTCCCCACAACAACGACACCACACGCCAAAAATGCTCAGGCCCACCGAGCCCACCTTGATCGACGGTGCGGCGCAGACGGAAGCAGTAAAGTTCAATGTCCAGCGCGGTCCAATGCGCAGGGAACTTCAACCCATACTTCTCTTGTTTCGGTGGCTGATTAGCACTCATAGTAGCGGCGAAGCCCTCGCTGATTCATGGCTCGCGCTGGAGCATACACGAAATACCGTCGGCGAACAGGTGCTGCACTCGGTGGCTGAGGCGGCTGAGGCGCCGCAAGGATGTAGAACTGGAGATCGAAGTCGAGCAGATCGGCGACGTTGCTGAACCGATCAACGATCCGCCCCGCAGGGCGATAGATGGTTCCCTCAACGAGATCTTCGAGGTCGATGTAGCCGAGGAACTCTGTATGTGGAGTCGGGCTAGTGATCTCCGGCATGAGCAGCACGCGCTGCGAACCGTCGTTACCGAGAATAGTCACCTGCCCGTCGACACCGAAGAGATCTTCGATATAAGCGAGGCTAGGAATCAGGCCGAGTTCCTCACTGGCGACAAGCTTCACACCCAACTGCGTAAACTCTCCCTGATTGATGAACTCTTGAGGCATGTTACTGCAACGGCAAAATGGTGACGCTGACGGTGATGGCTGCGGTCGAGCCGAGGTTCTGCACCGTCATGTAGATCGTCGTCACAGCAGGCGTGTTGCCATTGTGCAGCAGAGGCGCGGGCGACAGCGGGAAGCTCAGAAGCGACGCTGTGGTGATCACTTCGAGCAGGCACCCGACACTCGACGACGGGTCAGTCGTCGAAGCCCTCGCCAAGTCCGCGGTTCGTCCGGCCGCAGTGGAATAGAGTCGCACGCGCGCAGGGCTGCTGGTGGCGATGTGCAGAGCCGCCGACGTTTTTCCGGTCACGATGTTCGTGGTTGAATCCACCGCATTACCAGCCAGCGAGCCAGTCGTCGCAGTGACGGTGGAACGAGTGGAAGGTGATCCACCACCACCTCCGCCTCCGCCCGATCCAGCAACTTGCACCCACGTTGGATCGCCTACAGACGATACCTCGTCGAGACGCCAGTAGGTCGACATGTCCTGCTGAAACGCAATCCGCCCCACATCGGTAGACGCGAAACCTCCGACACCAGTGCGCACCGATTCGTTGGGAAAGACCCAACTCTCGATGCGATGGTTTGAGGTTTGAGAACTGTGCGAAGCCATTAGCCGGAGAAGATGAGAGAGCCGTTGTTGTCGGTCAGATACGATCCGTCGGTGTCACTCGTTACGAGATCCTCGCTGAACCCTCGCAACCGGATCACGATCACAGGTCCAGGCATAGGTTACCGCCGATCAGGAAGAGTGAGACACTCGGCGCAGTCGTGTCGATGTTGATCGCAATGTCGACGCCTAGCGTATTGCCCGAGGCAGCCGTCGTGCGAAACAATAGGCGACCATATTTCATCCCATCGCCGGCCACCGACCTTGAGGCCGCTCACTTCTGCCGCCGCGACGGTCTTCTCCGCCGTGGTGTTGTCTTGGAACGTGAAATTGTTCACGCCCTCGACGCTGTGATTCGCCAACGACACGGATAAATGCCGCCATCATCGCCCACGCGCTGAGAATACTGAGGTCGAGGGTCAGTGGTGTGTTGCTCGTGCCGGTGCCATCATACGAGAGCGACGCGATGGCGATGTAGTTGGCGCCAGCGGGCGCATCGCGGGATGAGACGGAATCGACCGTCTGCGACGCGGGTGCCAATGGAGTTCGACACCTGCACCTTGAAATAGTTCTGCGTGCCGCCGGAACTGGAGACAAGCGGCGCGTTGCCGAGCACAGCCAGAAAAACGCCACGCGACTTGATAGCTGATGCCAGACTTGTTGCCCAACCCATTCAGCGGATTCGCAACGAAAGTCAGATGCGAACTGTCAGGAATGGTGGCGATCCGATAGATGCCCGCCGTGATGTCAGCGTGCGACAGATAATAGTAGTCGCCGACCGAAAGTCCCGAGGTTTGAGCCGAGTGCCACTGCTTCGTCGTATCGTCGTAAGTGCCGATGCCGATTCCTGAAGTAGTTTTTGTTCCAGACGGCGACAAGACGAGAGCACGAATTGGTGCCGGGAAAGGTCGCGTCCTGATCGAGCCACGCATCGTCGACAGTCTCAACATCGAACGTCGTCGGTGCGATAACAAACTCGGCGAAGAGATTCTTGAGAGTGGGATCACCGGCAGAAGCGCCGGCGGAGTTGAGCAAGATCATTAGGAGGCTCCTTTCGGTTTACGCGGCACCCACTGCCCGTCGACGATCTCATTCTTCTCGCGGAACTCCTGTTTGGCGCGGGCAATATCCGGAACGCCTTTGGATCCGAGCGCATCGGCACGTTGGAGCAAGGCGTTCAGCTGCTTCACTGTGATCGGGGTAAAGCCGATGTGACGCAGCGATGCGGGAGCTTCGTAGATGTCGCCGAACTGGTGAGCCATGCCGGAGGGTAGATTGAGACAACCTGTCCCGCAATCGAAACTTGTTGCGGCCTCGGAGGATTTGCGATACGAATCGAATCACAGAATGATTGTCATCGACCCAGGCGCCGCCGGCGGAATTGTCACCGTCGGGAAAGCTTTCACCGCAATCTCCATGCCGAAGACCGAACGCGAGATCTGTGACGCGATTCGCGCGGCATCAGGTATCTCCTTCCCCGAAGGCAAAACCGCCTACCTCGAAGACCTCGTGAAATTCACCGGCCGCAACATGCCGTCTTCCTCAATGGCGACGTATGCAGGCAACTGGGGTTTCCTCAAAGGTTGTCTCACTGCCTTCGAGTTCCGGATCATCCTCGTGCCGCCGAAGAAATGGCAGAAGGCGCTCGGCCTCGGCGGTTCCGCGGCACATCCGAGTCAAACCGCGTGGAAGAACCACCTCAAAAATCGCGCCGAACAGCTGTTCCCACACATTAAAGTGACCCATGCCACAGCCGACGCACTGCTGATTTACGAAGCAGCGAGACAAGGACACCTCGGCTAATGGATCGACGACTTCTTCCCTGCCCTCTCATCTGCCTCGAAGACCTGCGCCGCGCGCCAAACGCGAAGGCACTCGACGAGATCATGGTGCAGCAGGCGCGGTATCTCACCGGCCATCTGAACACTTTACTCGCCGAAGGCGCGACGAAGGTTGAGATTCAATGGATCAACCGCCTCGACGCTGTCGATAATCCTCTCGGTGAGATCGGAAACTTCAACATCCTCGGAGAACGCCCATGAGCATCGAAGGAGAAGGCGCCGGCAAAGGCGACACATACCGTCCCGTTGATCGGGAAAAATTCTGCAACAACTTCGATGCGATCGACTGGTCGAAGAAATCTCCTTCGCGGGAAGATTCCGAAGGTCATTTCATCGACGAGAAGTGCCCCAAGTGTGGAAGCTCACTGCTGGGTAACAAGCTCGGCGATAAGTGGTGCTCGTTCGTAGGCGGCGCGTCTATCCCTGCCTGCGATTACGGCCTGCGGTGAAGAAGGAACTCTACCCCAAGCAGGTCGCCCACGCAGCGACGCTGGCAACTGCGCTCCAAAAGCACGGTGCTGCCCTTGATGCGTCGTCGACCGGCTGCGGTAAGACCCTCGTCAACGGCGAAC